CAAATCCACCTGCTACTGCTGAGTTTGCTGGTATAATTATAGACATGGATTACAACTCCAATATTGGTAATTCACCTAGTGGTCTTGATTGAACACCATCTGTTGTAGTGTAAGTGTATAAAGTTTGAAGTGCTGGAGTGTCACTTGCATTTGTTATAGCAGTTTCCATTTCTGCTTGTTTAGTTCTAACAGCATCTCTGTGAGTAGATATAGAACTAGGAATTGCTATAGATTTTTCTGTGTTTCTAATTATGTACCAATCAGTTCTAGCAAGTTCATTAGCTACTTGCTTTTTTAAAGTTTTAATTAATTGTGTTTTTAAACCATAAGTAATTACTTGGTCGCCATTTTCATCTGTTGCTGTCACATCTGCGTGTGGTACAGGTGTAGCAGTTCCATATGAAGCTGTAACAACACCATCAACAAATGCAAAAGTTTGATTAGTATTATTATACCAATTCTCATCTTTTTTATTACTGTCATCAAAGACTACTTCATAAATTCCAATAGCTTCTTTTTCTTCTACAGACCATTTCATAAATATATCTGCTGGGTACTGTAAGTCTCCTAAAGTAAATCCTTTAGGGTTGTTGAAGTATTTTGTAATTGATCCTGATTCTACTAATGCGTACATAATATTCCTATGATAGTGTTAATGCTAAAGTTTGACCTATTAATAACCATTTAGATCCATTATATCTAAATGAAAATATGTCACCTAAGTTTGCTGTTGTTGTTAAAGTTGGGGCCGTGTCAGAGGGAAATTCGTAAACAGCATTCCATGTTATAGTTCTTGAACCTGTTCCATCTTGAATAGCCAATAATGATATAAATTGTCCAGCAGCTGCACCTGTTCCTGAAGGAGCTGCCATAGTTCTATTTGCACCTAAAGTAACTTTTGCAACCGGGCTAGCAATTACATCCCAAACTATTGTTGCTTGGTCTGTTAAAGTGTCTTCCGTATTTAATATGGCACCAGATATTGTCGTTAAATTATTAGCGTTTGCTGTTAATACTTTAGAAGCAGCACTTGTTCCAAGTGTTGCAAGGTCTGAGTAATTTATTTCAGTACCTGTTGCGGTTATAGCTGTAGTATCATTAATTTTTGGTGAAGTTAAAGTTTTGTTTGTTAGAGTATCTGTTGAAACAAGAGATACTAAAGTTGAATCAGCACCAGCAGGTAATAACATAACGTTAGTTACAGAAGCTGAGTGTGGTTGTGATTTTATTTGTTGGCCATGGGAATTAGATTCACAGTTTAATTGAATAGTACCTGGGTTTGTATTACCCTTAACAGTTGCGTGACCCGTACCATTAGGAGCTAAGTTTACATCTCCATTTGATACAGATAAAATATCTGAAATTACAGGGTCTGTTAAAGTTTTGTTTGTTAAAGTTTGTGTTCCAGTTAATGTTACATCTCCAGCAGGTAATGTGTATATATCTGGATTAGTTCCATCATTTGCTGTTGCAAATAAAATTGCTGTTCCTTTATCAGTTGTTGCAAAAGTAAATGTATCTCCTGAACCAGTTGCATATTTAAATTGAACTGTGTAAGCACCAGATGTTGAATTTCTTAAAAAATAAAAAGTTTCTACATCATTTGGAATTGTTACAACTTGATTTCCTGTAATAGTACCTGTGAACTCAATCATTCTTGCTTGACCTGTTCCAGTTAATGCACCATCAGCAACAGTTAAAGCTGTTGTATCTGCACCACCTGCAATTGAAAGTGATTTAAATCCTCCAAGAACTTGTTCTATAAGATCTAGGTTTGCGTTTGTTTTTGTTCCCCATGTACCAGCGTTTTCGCCAGTAGCCATTTTTTCTATACCGAGAGGTGTATAACTTGATGCCATAAATTTTATCTCCTATGCAGCGTCACTATAACTTGTATTTGATCCAGTTGCAACATTAGAATAATTAGTATTTGATCCTGTTGAAACTCCGTTATAATTGGTATTTGAGCCAGTGTCAACATCTTGATAATGAATTATAAAAGGTGTCCCAACTGTTGCGGTTAATGTAAATGTTGGTAATCCAACTACTTGATCTTTAGGATCAATACTACCAATAGCAGAACTAAAAGATATTCCAGTTAGTCCCATTATTTGATCAGGGATATCTACAATAGTTCCTATAGAAGCACTCATAGATATACCAGTTGTTGGTACAACCACTGATCCTGTTCCTTGAACAAATCCTATTGCTGATGTTATTGATAATCCAGTTGGTGCTACTGCATCATTTGGAACAACTACGGATCCTTGTTGTGATGTAACTGTAAATGTAGGTGCAAGAATTTCAACAGCATTAATCGCAGTAGGAGGATTAAAAGCTGAAGTAATAGACTGACCTGTAACAGATATATATTCGTTAGATGCAAATGCTGTTCCTTGTTGTGATGTAATTGTAAGTGTAGGTAATCCAACAACTTGATCTTTTGGATCTATAACTCCAATTGCAGCTGTAATAGAAAAACCCGTAATACTTACTGGAGCATCAATAACAGGAAGTGCTGTTCCTTGATTGGAAGTAATTCCAAGACCAGTTGGTTCAACCGTTACACCTATAACATTTGAAATTGTTCCTAATGTAGAACTTATTTCTTGACCAGAAATTTCAACTAAAGCATTACCAGATATATTTAATGAAGTATTTAATGTAGATGAAACTTGAAAACCAGGAATACTTAAATTGATGCTGGTTAAATCACCCCAGTTATTTTCTCCCCAAACTAATCCACCCCAACCTGTATTTATTTCTGCAGTAATTGTTATAGAAGGATTGTAAGTAGAACTTATTTCAAGACCTGTTATTGATACAATTTCATCTCCAATGTCACCCCAAGATCCGCCACTTCCCCAAGATTCGGCTCCCCATCCTTGAGTTAAAGTAGTAGCTTCGTTCCAATTAGCCTGTCCCCAGGTTAATCGACCCCATCCAGAAGAAACGTCGGGCACTTAACCCTCCTTATGCTAATCTTATGATTGCGTTCGATGAATCGTTTGCAGGAAACTGTATTTCAAAAGTTCCGTTGGTTGCAGTTTTATCAGAACCAAAAGCAATAATACAAACTGCATCAGTTGTGTTTGAACCGCCATCAGTTGTTGTATTATAAATCATTGCACCATTTGCAGTAAATGAAGCTGATGTAAATGAAACATCGGAAAAATCTGTGAATGCTGTTGTTCCTGTTAAACCAACTCCAGTATTTGTTAACGCTTTGCCACCTGCAGTATATGCAGATCCTGATGTGTTTGAAATTTCGTTTGAAGTTGAGTAGTCAGTTGTTGCTGCACCTAAAGATGCTGAACTTGTAAATAATGCTATTTTAAAAGTATCTCCACCTGAAGAATCAAAATCGTGTTTTCCAGATAAAAGTTCTGATTTAAAACTTGAACATATTGCTGATGTTATTGCCATAATTTTTTCCTCCTATTAAGGTGACGGAGAAGGAATTTTTATACGAACAGTACCGTCAGTATAATCATCTCTTTTACGTCTACCAAGTTGCTCTGCAGCAAACTTTTGTACCTCTTGTTTATATTTATTTTCATATAATGTCAACATATCTATCGGACCTTTTAAATAAGAAAATGCCTCTACTAAACAGGCATATAATAATCCATTTCCAAAATATTGACTTACATAAGTTGTAGTGTTTGAGCTTGAAAGGCCTGTTGGAATAGCCTCATAATGTATCTTAAATACATAAGTGTTGTTTGGCGCAGGAGATAAAAATAATCTTCCTGAAGTAGTATCTGTTACACCTGTAGCACCACCAAACATAGCATAATATTTTGGTTTTGCTCTAGAATCAGACTCTGTAGAAGGTTCAAATTCTTGTAGATATGTTTCATCTTTTTTCTCCAACCAAGTATTAGCACCTGTAGAAGCTGATGTTGAATCATAAATTTGTACACCTTTTACAAATAAAGTTTGAGCAGGAACGTTAATTGTATTTTGTCCTGTAACTAAATTACCAATTGATTGTTTTTTATATGCATCAAGTGGAATATCTCTTAAAATTCTAAGTTCTGAATTTTCAATAAACTGATTTGTAATAGTAGATGTTAAAACATTTGTATCTGTTTCAGTATAATTTTGAATTGCTGTAGTTAATGTTGCGTATGTAAATCCAGCCATTATGCAATCCTCGCTAATTCTTTACATTTTGGACAACGATGTTTATATTTATTGTGTTCACTACAATAACCTCTAGGATGTAG